GTATGTTTTTGTTTTTAAGAAGTTTGTTGGGTCAAATGATTCTTCCAATCTACTAATAGAGTTTGGTAATCCCAATCCTACATTTTTAAGATTTGGAATTAATTGCTCATCACTAGCAGTCGGGTCTCCAGCTCCAAATTGAATAATAGTTGTTTTATCCTCATTTACTTTAGTTGTAAATCTTCTTGGAGTTTTTATTGTTTTTAAAATATATGGTACTGTTTCCTTAAATTGATATAAATCGGGATCGTTAGCTTCTGTATTTGGGTAGTCTATAAATACCATTTCCTGTCCCAAATATGGAACTTCATAGTATTTGTTATCATTAGAATCTCTAACATCATATATACTTATCAAATTTGTATCCTCTATATTAATAGTCTGAAATGCCTCATAATTTCCAAAAGATGCTTGTATTTGTCTAACTTCAGCTGATATAGCTTGTGTATATTTTTTGATTAAATAAAACGTAGGCTCTCCAGTATTTGCATTTCTTTGATATACCGCAATTTCTCTATCAACCTCATTTGAAAAATCCACAATATCAGTTGTTCTAAATATTGTACCATTTGAAGATTTTACTCTCATACCTTGTTTTATTCTAAGATAGTATTTAGAATCTGGCTTATTGTTTACGCTAGTTCCAATTGAAGGTACTAATTGATAAATAGATAGAGTTGTTACGGCTGGTGATGATAACTTTGGTTTATATCCTAAATATTGAGATAATGCTATCACACTACTAATATCCTCAGCTGTTGTCATTATAGATTCCTTCAAAGTATCATCTACATAATATGAAAGAACATCACCAACATAAGATGCCATTTCAATAAACATCATACCAGGCGAAGACTCATTAAAATCTGAATAAGTTTTTGGAAAATACGTTTTAGCAAAATCAATTAAATTAGCTCTAAAGCTAGTAAAATCTTTATTAAGGTACTTTATATCTTTTCCAGAATTTTTAAAATTTTTATTTATTGCCATTTTTTATTATCCTTGAACTGTGAATGTAACTTCGTTTAAATTTATATTATTAGAATATTTGTATTTTATAGAAACATTTACTCTATTTCTGTCTTTTGATTCATTTGATGCTTGGATATCTACACTATCCACTGTTACATATGGTAACCAAGTTTCAATTGCATTATTTATTATATCCTCCAATCTTTCTTCTAAATCATTATCATTCATTTCAAATAATGCTTCTTGAAGGCCACTTCCGAATTCTGGTTGCATTACCCTTTCTCCTTTTTTGGTAAGTAGTAAATTTTTAATATTAGATTTTACTTGTTCTACAGTTTGAAAAGTTTGATTAAATGCAGTATTTCCAATTTGTATAGGCAATGATATACCAATAGCATAATCATTAAATGATTCTGTATCTTTTACAATTTTATTACCTAATAATACTGCCATTACTTCTTCTTAAATCTTTTTACAAGTTCTGAATAATCTCTATTCAAAGCTTTATCTATTTCAGCTACTCCAGTGTTTACACCCAATCCAGTTGGTTGAGGTCCTTTAGCCATTTCACCATAACCCATTTTTTCAGCTATTGCAGTTTTACCTACAATTGAACCCATATCACCTTGTCCAAAGTTCATTGTTCTAAATCCACCATCTCCTTGCGGAATCCCACCTCTTGTTTCATTGAGGATTTGATTAATCATTGGGTTTTTACTGTATTGCTTTGTTGGTACTGATTTAGTTTGAACTGATTCTTGAATTGGTTCATCTCCTAAAATAGCCTTAGCCATTGAAATACCTTTTGATTGTGGTTTTGGTGCTACCTTTGTTTCAGATAGTATTTTTTTCATTTCAGCCTTCACACCTTCCTTAATTAAAGCAGGTAATTGCTCTTTAAGCTCCTCTTTAATAAGAATTTGAATGGCTTCTAATAGTTTATCCATGTCCATAATATTCTATTCTTTGTTTGTTATGTTTATAAATATTTAAATTAAGTATTTTTAAGATTTATCCTATTGACACCCAAATGGGATAACATAACCATCAATTCCACTCATCCAAGCAACACCCTCTCTACAACAAATACCCCTTGCACTAAATCCTTTCTTACTAGCGTTCCCTTCTATACTAATCACCGTCCCATCGGGCATTACTCCCGAAACAATACCAATGTGAATATATTTTCCACCTGATTTATATATAATTGCCGCGCCTAATACGGGCTTTTGTGAATATAAACCATTTTGTATTCCCCACGTAACCCAATTAGATACCAAAGTTCCACCTGGCGGAGTTTTTAATCCAGCAGATTTCCACCAAGTAGTTACAGCACATGCACACCACTCATATCCTTTACCAGTAGAATTAAATTGAGTTTCATTATTTAATCCAGCGATTTTAATCATCTCATCTATTCTACCCGGTTCATATATAATTTTACCTCTTGAATCTCTTTTAATTGATTTTGCTACAAATCTAGAACCACCTCCCATATTAGTACCACCACCAATTGTATCCCACCCAGTTTCAATTAGGCCAACATCTCTACGAGCAATAGCAACTATTCCTGCGCCAATTGTACAATTATATTTAGGATTTGTTAATTTTAGAATAGCATTAGTTTCATCGTTACTAACAATTATTTGAGTAGATAATGCGGATTCGGTAGATATCTCATAGTTTAATAATGATTTATATTCTTCTTCTTCTAAAACGTTTTCTTTAACCAATCCTTCTAATTGACTTAATTCAGTTTTTCTACTTTCTATTTCTTCGTTAGATAAAACTGATTCAGCTTCATCTATTTTTTGCTCAACAGACGCTAACTCAGATGTTTGGGCATCTTGTACTTGCGTAGTAGGTGGGTTATCTATAAAATAACCAGTCCAAGATAAAATACCAGGACCCGGAAGACCAACCGGTGGATACAATGAAGTAGTGTATATCTCTCCTTTAATTTTAGATAAATGTATAAAAGATGCTAATATAAAAGAATCAACTATTGAAGCATAACTATTAGTGGGTGATATTGGTGGCATATTGGGCCATAATCCAGCATCAGTTATTTTATTAGAATCATGCTTAATATTTACACTAGCTCCTAATGGTGTGATAATTGGTATTGAGTTAGTATCTAATACGGCAGTTTGCCAATATACAATTACACCATCACCCATATTTGTTACTAATTGATATGGAGTGGTTTGTGTTAATCCGTTTTGTAATTCTAAATTAAATATGATTTTCATCAAATCAACATTGCCCGTTTTTACTCGAATTTTATTTGCCGTATCCCCTCCTCTTTTTATACATGCATCATATTCAGTTGCAAATATATCAGCCACTTGCTGGGTTGATGCAATTTTAGAAGGGTCGCTAACTACCCTCAAAACATTATCTCTAAATTGTTTCCAAGACATTTTATTCGGTAAAGTTTAATGTAGATTTTATTGTATCTAACTTTGAAAGTATTGTATCAAATGCCGGTACATTTTCAGGTCCTATTTTAGATGGGCCGGATGGTGTTAAAAATTGTTGCTTTTTTATCTCACCAATTAGCTCTTTTAAAATATTAACAAGAGTTGCTGCTCTAGCTATTGGTTCTGTTTCTTCGGTAGTATTTAAAAATATTTTACCGTTACCACCTAATAAACTTATATTTTTATCTTTTGTTTTTAATAAAAATTCATCTCCTAAATTTATGGTTGCGCCAAATTTGTTATCTATTGAAAGGGCACCATCTGAAATAAATCCGTAATTCTTTTTTGAATAGAATACCATCTCTGCCGTTTTAGCTGATAATATTATTCTTCCAGAGTTTATTAAAATTTGGTCACCAGTTAAAGTAGTTGGATATTCTTTAAATGAATCATTTTTTGTTTCAAATTTTGCATCTTCGTTACCAGCACTAAATTGTAGTTCTTTTTCACCAGAAGTAATTGCAATTATACTACCATCTTCAATAATATTTTCTTCTATGGTTTTATTTAAATCTATATTTTCATTTTTTGCATTTTCTCCATTTCGTATAATAATACTTGGTGCAAATTTATTTTCAGAATTATTATATCCAGAAAATCTAATAGATTGGCCGAATCTAGATTCTAATATTGTATCACCTTCATATAATTTTAATTTATGAATTTTATCTTTTGGTTGAAAGTACTTACCATGGCCATCATATGTATTTTCATTTGATTTACTTGAATTTTCAATTCCAGTTTTTGAAACTGCATTATATCCCTGTGATGTTTGTTCTTCCGAATTTGCTTTTTGTTTAAAATTTGTTGAAAGTTCGTTTCCAGCTGCATTAAAATTTTGAGTAGTTTCAGCTCCAATTCTTCTGTAATATGATACTCCATCTTTTTTACC